GGTGCGCCTGTTGTTGTTAAGTCTGATGACAGCCCTTGGGATTATAATTCTGATGGCACTATTGGTAATGGTTCTCTTGTAGAGGTAACATTAACTGTCTACGATACACGTAGACCAGACATTGTTGGAACACGTTTAGATAAGGTTAAGGTTATGGAACTTGTTGAGTATGTTCCTGACACAGGTGATGCTCCTCTACCTGTAACTGATACTAAACCTGTGGTTGAGGACGAAATAATGTTCTAGCCAAACTAATGGGGTGGGTGTTTATTTTCCTTTTCGCTCACCCCATATTTTATTTAGGAGTCGTTATGAAAAAAATAAAAGACATGTCTAACGAAGAGTACCACTCAATAGATGGTATCTCTTCAAGTGCTGTGAAAGCAGTCTATAAGAAATCTCTAGCCCACTGGAAGGGACAGAAGATTGCTCAGTCTGCAGCATTTGCAATGGGTAATGCTGTCCATGCAAACTTGTTGGAGGCTGATAGAAAATTAGTAATCAAAGGTCCAAAGACTAAGGCTAGTGCTGCCTTCAAAGACCTGAAAGAAAACTTAACTGAAGATCAAGTACTTTTAACTGAAGTAGAGTTCAACGTAGCTAACTGTATTACTAGAGGTGCATTAGGTAATCCTATATGTGCTGATGCTTTGAATCATCCTGAGAGAGTAAACGAGATTAGTATTTTCGTAAAAGATCCAGTGTCAGGACTGATGCTTAAGACAAGACCAGACCTAATGATTGAGTCTAATAAAACTGTGTACGATGTAAAGACTACACAAGATGCTAGTCCAAAAGGTTTTCTAAGCGAGTGTGTAAAGTATGGTTACTTTCTTCAAGGTGCCCATTACGTTTATACATGTAAGCTTGCTGGCTATGATGTAACTGATTTTGCATTCATTGCTTGTGAGAAGTCAGCCCCATTCATATCACATCTACATGTGATGGGTGCAGAGGTAATGAAGTGGGCTACTGTTGAGCTTCACAAAACTCTAGCTGTTATTGCAAAGGCAGATAAAGAAGTAGACTACAGTACAGGTTGGGGTGACTACACTGTCATGGAAAAACCTTCATGGCTATGATCAGTCATGACTAGAGCAGCCAAGGCCAAGGGCAGAGGTGGTCAGCAAGAGGTCAGGGATAAGTTACTTGAGACATTCCCTGAGTTCGAGGCTGATGACATCAAGTCTACAACTATGGGAGATACAGGTGAAGACATCCAGCTATCTCCCTTAGCCAGAAAGACATTGCCTATTAGCATTGAAGTTAAGAGGCGTAAGGCTGGTATGAAAACTGCCTACGATTACATAGAACAAGCTGGCAACCACGGCAAAGGTGAGCCAGTAGTTTTTTACAGATCTGATAGACAACCTTGGATTATTATGGTAAGCATGGATCATTACATGGAGCTACTAAGGAACTGGAAGAAATGAGTTTAAAAATTTGGGATGTATTAGAAGGTCCAATATCAAGGGATGATTGTCCCCATAGTGATGAGTGGCCTGATGGTTCTAACTACAGTATCCTCTGTCGAATAGAGGAAGACGGTGAAGTCTTTAACAGTGAATTTTATTTTGAAGAGTACGACGATGCATATGATTGGAAGAGTCACTTCGAAACAAGCATTGATCCTATAATAATTAATACAGATATAAATCATACTTGACTATACTTATCGTTTCAATATAACTAAGGACTTTCACTGTGAGATTTGAATTAAATCTAACCATAGACGTTGACCCTAAAGCAAACTTCTTAGAGGTTGACCCTAACTATAATCTTGCTGTATTAGGTGAGGTAATCCGAGATCATCTGTATGATATAGATGATATAAAAGTAACTGAATGTGAGGTAACAAAAAATGACTAAAGTATTTCTTGACGATAAAGAATATGACAGCGAAGATTTTAATGAGACACAGACCAATGATCTTAACATTTTAAATGTTGGTACAAACTCTGTTGCTTTGTTGGATCATATCTTACAATGCGTAAAGGCTATTCAACAAATGAAAACAAATGAGTTGAGAAAGTCTTTGGTTGGTGATGATGATAGTCAGGAAGAGTTAGATCTGTGATGAACATAGTAGATCTAAAAACTATGGGATACTTTGATTCATTAGACTCAGACAAAGATCTTTTGTTGGCGTATGCTACTTGGGTTGAAGATAAGATCTTTACTAAACGTGAGGAACGTCTCGTAGAAAATACACTAGGTCTTGTTGGTGAAGCTGGAGAGGTAGCTGAGAAAGTTAAGAAGCTTATCAGAGACAAGTCCAGGTTCACCAAAGAAGATATTATTAAAGAGCTAGGGGATGTAGTGTTTTACGTCACAGCCTTAGCCAACTACTACGGGTCTGATCTACAAGAAGTAATTGAGGGGAACGTAATTAAGTTAGACGGGCGTGAAGCCAGAGGAACATTAAAAGGAAGCGGAGATAATAGATGAGTAACCTACTACCTACAGACTATCAATCTTTTATACACAAGTCACGTTACGCACGATGGCTTGATGAAGAGGGACGGCGGGAGACATGGACTGAAACAGTAACACGTTACACTGATAACATAGTACGGCCAGCACTTGAGAAGGCTAACTTTACTGTACCTAAGATAACTAAGTTGATAAAAGAGATAGAGGATTCCATCCTAAGTCTTGGTGCAATGCCTTCTATGAGGGCAATGATGACAGCTGGTCCAGCATTTTTTCGTGACAATACAGCGGGTTATAATTGCTCATACCTACCAGTAGATGATATCAAATCATTCGATGAGGCTATGTTTATCCTCCTCTGTGGTACTGGTGTTGGCTTCAGTGTAGAACGGCAATTCATCAGTCAACTTCCAGATGTGCCAAAGCTCTTTGAGAGCGATACTACAGTAGTCATCAGGGACAGTAAGGAAGGTTGGGCTAAGGGTCTTCGTCAAGTGATTGCACTCCTATACAGTGGTGAGATTCCTAAGTGGGATACTAGCAGAGTTAGACCTGCAGGTGCAAGGTTAAAAACATTCGGTGGTAGGGCATCAGGCCCAGCGCCATTGATTGATCTGTTTAACTTTGTCAGTCATACGTTTAAAGAATCACAAGGCCGTAAGCTATCATCTCTTGAGTGTCACGACATCATGTGTAAGATTGGTGAGGTAGTTGTAGTAGGTGGTGTACGTAGGTCAGCTATGATCAGTCTATCAAATCTATCTGATGATCGTATGCGTCATGCTAAGTCAGGCAATTGGTGGGAGAACAATCCACAACGTGCCTTATCTAATAACTCTGTGTCGTATACTGAGAAGCCAGATGCTGTATCATTCTTACGTGAGTGGCAAGCACTAGTAGAGAGTGGCAGTGGTGAACGTGGTGTCTTCAATCGTGAGGCTTCTAAGAAGCAAGCAGCTAAGAATGGTAGACGAGATGCTGACTATGAGTTCGGTACGAACCCTTGCAGTGAGATCATCTTACGACCAAATCAATTCTGTAATCTTACGGAGATTGTAGTACGTTCTACTGACGACATCCAAAGTCTTTCAGAGAAGGTTCGTATAGCTACCATCCTTGGTACTATCCAATCTACCTACACAAAGTTTCCTTACTTGCGTAAGATATGGCAGAAGAATACAGAAGAAGAACGTTTGTTGGGTGTGTCTTTGACTGGTATCATGGACAACCCTTTAATGACCACAGAAAATGAGGGGTTAGATAAAACTCTTGAGTACCTTAAATCTATATCCATTGCTACTAATGCTAAGTGGGCTAAACTGCTTGATATTCCTGTTGCTACTGCTATCAGTTGTGTCAAACCTAGCGGAACGGTATCGCAGTTGGTTGACTCCGCTAGTGGAATACACGCTCGTCACTCAGCCTATTATATTCGTACTGTTCGTGGTGATAATAAAGACCCACTAACAAAGTTTATGAAAGACCAAGGCGTACCTAGTGAGCCAGATGTAATGAAGCCAGACCAGACTACTGTGTTTAGTTTCCCTCAGAAGGCTCCAGACGGTGCGGTATGTACCAAAGATACTACTGCCATAGATCAGCTAAAGATGTGGCTAATGTATCAACGGCATTGGTGCGAACATAAACCTAGCGTAACTATAAATGTACGTCCAGACGAATGGCTTTCTGTAGGAGCTTTTGTGTACGAGCACTTTGATGAGATGTCAGGCGTTTCGTTCCTTCCATTCCATGAGCATACATACCAGCAAGCACCTTACCAAGACTGTAGTAAGACTGACTACGATACCTTGCTGTCTTGTATGCCAAGCTCAATTGATTGGGAGAAACTATCTGAGTATGAGCAAGAAGATAATACAGCAGGTAGTCAAACATTAGCGTGTTCTGGCGACAGCTGTGAAATTGTAGACCTAACTTAAGGAGAGTATCCTATGGCTTATGTTAAAAGAAATGCTCAGTCCTACCTTGAGGGTACGTCAGCAGAGCAAGAGTTCGCAGCACTAAGAGGTGACAACTTTGTACGTAAGTCCACCAAGGACGAAGACATAAACGAACACTGGGACTTACTAGACAAAGAGTTTGGACGGGTAGACGTTAAGGCAGCTAAACGTTTCTCTCGTTCAAGCGAGGTAACCTACACTATCTGGTGGGAACTAAAGACTGTGAAGAGGCCACCCGACTGGCAACCAGCTAAGGGGTGGGGTGTTCCTAATGGTATCAATAGATTTATTGCAGTCAGAGGTGAGAAAGCTTTCTACTTGATAGATCCTGACAACATCTACTTAGATCTACAGAAGAGGTGTACTGAGTACTACAAGGGTGACTTTGGTTTGTATGGTAGGCAAGATCGTGGAGACCTTATGACTATACTACCACTCGACTACGTAAAGGAAAACTCTAAACACGTTGTCCCTGTCTATTGACACAGCTACACTAAGGTAGTACAATTGCTTTTAATATGGAGGAATATCTTTAATGAAAAAGAAGTACGGTATCTGTAGTGTTTGTGATAGTTACTTACAGGAAGACTCTGTATGTCCTGAATGCGACATTGATATAACTCCTGTCTTTGACCCAGTAGAAAAACCTTATCACTACAACCACACCGATGGTATAGAATGTATTGATTATATAAGGCAGGTCTTAGGTGTCGATGGTTTCATAGCCTACTGTCGTGGTAATGTAATGAAGTATAATCATCGTGCCTTCTACAAGGGTAACCCAACAGAGGACATGAACAAAGCTGCATGGTATCTTAACCAAGCTAACTTAGCTCTTAAAGAAAAACATAAGTAGCATGACAGAACTAGACAAAAAGAAAACCCTTGAGCAGGAAGCGCAAGAGTTTATTAAGACTAATATAGAAGGTGTTCCTCTACCCTTTGTACAGTTAGAGGATTACTATGCTGGTTGTGCACTGTCTGGTTTACTAGCATCTGGTAAGTACTCAAGCTCAGACGACATAGTAGACGAAGCTTACAGGTACAGTAGTCGAATGATTAGTAACAAGAAATAATAAAAGACTTAACCCCCAGCTAAACACTGGGGGTTTTCTTTATCTAGTCAACAAAAGTAAAACTATCTTGTTCGATACTTGCTTTAATTTCAGAAGCTCTGTTCATGAT